AGACGGGACTGAATAATTTTTTTAATATCACCAAAATTGCCAAACTTGACGAAGGTATCATCTTTTTGAGGAACAAGGTTTTGTTGAATAGCAGGCATTGCTGCAGGAGCAGTATAAGTCATTTCGAGATCCTTAACAGTCTCTTTGGTTACTTCCAGATTCCACTTACCACGACCAGTTTTGAAATCAGTCAGTTTGTTCGTGATGGTTTGATAACTAGAACCACTCATTGCACACCAAGCACGAATATCAGCAGAACTCACACTGTTGCCATACAAATTTTTCAGAGAAGAAAGAACGTATTCAGTGGAAAGACTCATTGTCATTGTTTTGATTACTTCGTTATTATAGGTCAAAATAGGGGGGTTGTTCGGTTGCATGTGCCACTTATCAGTGTGTCACGCGATCATTTCGACAAATTCACTAAGAATTTTTTTATTCAATTTAGAACCAATCAAAGATTTCTTAAATGCATTTTTAATTTGAGATTTTGATGCATCATCAGATACTTTGAATTCAACATCAGTTTGAAGAGAATTTGATGATATAGCAATGTATTTGGTAAACCCTTCAACATTCAAAGAAACAGATTTATTTTTCTTCCAAATAGTTTTGGTTTTATCCAATTCAAGAGAACTATAATCTGTCCAAAGTGAACAAAATCTACCGAATTCTCCACCATTACAAATTCGTATCCCAATAAAATTAACGTCCGAAAAACGGTCTTTGATATTTGAAAGTAAACATTTTACTTGTTTGTCGTAACCTCTTCCAAATTTGTAAGTGGTCCCCAGTTTTCTGTCTCGCAAGTAAGAATTTGCGCCATTAACAATACCAACTCCTAGACCAGTTTCCCCCTGATATTCAAAAGGTCGATTATATCCAATAGCGTTAGACTCGCCATCTGTCAAAATTACACACTGAACTTTCTGTACCTTTCTCTTTTTAACAAAGTTGGGAATAATTTCGTTCAAACAAATAATAGATTCATTTAGTGGAGTTCCACTAAGTTGATAAGAAGGTGCAACTTCAGGAGCATAGTAACAAATGCAAGAATAAACTAGACGCCAGAACGTCTTACACATATCATCAAATTTATTTTTCTTACAATCACTTGTAAGAACTTGAATCATCCTAAAGTTTTTATCAAAATAAATTTCATTTGCTTTTCTATCAAACAAACCTTTTTTAAACCGACTAGGAAGTAAATCGTCTTCTTGATCATTCGTTTGGCAATAAAAAGAATTAGTAAAAGCAAATACATCAAAAGGAATGTTTGTTTTTTTACAAAACCAAACAAGACTAAGTAGTTGTTTTGCCGTATCCAAAAGAACTTCTGACATGGATCCAGACCAATCCAAAACAAAAATTAGTCCATGAGATTTTCCATCTGGAATGACGGTTACTTTTTTGAACAGATTCTCATTGTACTTATAAGTATGAAGTTTAGTACAATCCAGAATACCAGTACGAGCAGTAGTGGCACGAGCGTAAGAATCGGCTGACTTACGACACTCAAATTCTTTTACCAAATAATTAACTTCTTTTTTAGAAGAATTTTTATATTGAGTATATTTTTCATCAATAATATCAAAATGTTTTTGGTCAGGATAAACTTTGTTCCACCATTCATTCAATTCTTCAATAACTTGTTCATTAGGAACAATACACTTATCCAATTCAATTTTAGGAATCTGAAGATATACAGATCGATCTGTATATGTATCAACAAATTCTTTCATCCCTTCATTCATCTTTTCATCAGTTTTTACCCGATCAATAGATCCTGAAGAATTTTCTGCTCCTGAGGTTTCTTCTACAACATCATCATTATCTGATGATTCCGTTTCATGGATTTCTTCATTTTTTTCCTCCGAAATTTCAGAATCAGTTTTATCCGAATTAGTATTTTCTACACCAGAAGATCCAGTCTGCCCATTTTTATTAGATGGAACAGAAACTTCTTTTTTATCATTATTATTGGTTTTGCAAAAGTTATAAAGAAGTTCAGAAATAGACAACACTTCATCAAACGTTTCAGATTGACAAATCATGTCAATGATTTCTTTCTCTTTTTCATTCTTTACAGGAATATCGACATAACTTCCAACCTTAAACCAAAGATTCACTCGATCAGCAAAATTCATCTTTTGAAGATTTTCCTTTTCAATACAAAAGAAATCTTCATCATTAAGTTCTTTATATCCATTATAAAATGTTTTAGACAAACCCTGATATCGACGTTTCATCAGTTTTTCAATACGGGCATCTTCTACGATGTTCACATAAGACATTGGGCAACTAACTTTTTCGGTCCAATCTTCGTTTGGAGTATACAGTGCATGACCAACTTCATGCGAAACAAGAAGATCAAAAACAACATTAGAAGCTTTCTTCCAGTTGGGAAGAGTCAAAAGTCTTTTTTCAACATCAAAAGATGCAGTCTCAACAGGAGCATGTTCAACAATCAAGTTTTCTTGAGCCAGAAGCTTTGCAAGATTTCCCTTAACTTCAAGATTGTTCATGGGTGGGTCTCATCTCGTATAGACACATAATACGAAAAAACCTCCCTTTTTGGGGAGGTCATGTACCGCTTTTTAAAGTGGGCCAACCGATCTTTAGACCGTCTCATCGCTTGTGGTCTCAGTTTCCTCTTCTGTTCTTTCTTGCTGTGATGTTGCCAGTTCGGAACTTTCATTTTTTTGGTATAGATCGTTTATCAATTTATCATACCATAATGAATTTTCGTTAGTCTCTTTGTCTCCAGTCATCAGATTTTTCTCTTTGAAACCAATCTACAATTTCGTCTGCAGATTCAAACCCCGTTTTATGATTGGATGGATCGGGGTCTCCTAATCCCATCCTATTCATAAAATCATCCATACTACCTTCTTGAATTTCACCTGATGCTTGACGACGTGCTTTGTTAAGCCAATCTCTAGCAGTTGTATATCTCTGAGCAAGTTTGTCGGCCCAGATCATATCTTCAAGTTTTACTTCTTCACCATTTGCAATACATTTACAAATGAATTCTAATCTCAACCGATACTGCGTCGAAAGCATATAATCCACACTACCTGTAGTATTTAGATGTTGTTATGATACCATTCTCGAAAATCCTTTTATCTTTTCAAATTGAACTACATTCTCAAACTTATCATGTAATGATTCTTTATGTGAGATGACAAAAATATTTGCATCTTTAATTACATATCTAATAATTTTTAGAAAATCATCGGTTCCAAATCCATCAAGTGAAGAATCAAATACTTCATCCATAATTAAAAGATTGGTATTTACAGAGTTTTTATACTTAGCAACTTCTCGCCAAGTAAAAAGAAGAGCCAGATCAATTCTCATTTTTTCACCTTCACTAAAAGATGAATATGTAAAGTTTTCGTGAACTGGTGTCCGAATCGTTTCATTAAATTCATCATCTAATGTGAAGTTAATATAGAAGTCCATCATTTGAAGATACCTATTAACCTGTTGATTTATGAGTGGAAGGTACTTCTTAATGATACTTCTTTTAACTCCACCATCTTTTAACAAGAAATTTGCAAAATTATGATACTCAATCGACTCTTTTTCTTTTAGAAGTTTATCAGTAATAGTTTTTAGTTCTTCAGAAAATTGACTTAATTTCTCATGCTCAGTATTTCGATTTGCAAGTTGTTCGGTAATTGTTTGAATTTCCGATTCCAGATTTCTGACTTGTCGTTGACATCCAGAAATTCTAGTATTGTTTTGAGAAATGTCATGTGTTAAAGATGTGATCTCCTTCGATAGAACAGTGAATTGACGCTCTCGTTCTTCTTCCCCTTTAATTGCTTCTTCCAGTTCATTATAACCAGACTGCAACTCTTTTGCTTTATTTTGAGCGTCTTCAATTCTATTTAATCGAAAAGATTCATCAATTGACTGAGTGCAGGTAGGACAAACCGTATTTTCGGTAAAGAACTTGTGTTCTTTTGTAATCGTAGATACTTTATTAGAAATCTTACCTTTTAGATTACCAAGTTTACGAAGTTTTTCAGTAGCTCCCACATACTCTTCAAGATTGTTTTGTAGAGATTCAAGTTCTACATTTTTATCCTGATTGATGTTAATCCAATTGTTTTCTTCGTTCAAAAGTTGATTTATTTTCTCTTCTTTCTCTTTAATATTTTGTTTACCACGATTTTCTAATTCTTCAATAAAGTCCTTTTGCATCTGGACTTTATCAGACATTCCATCTTTCTTAATCTTAAGAGAGTTTACACTATCACGCAGCAATCTAAGTTTTCCTTTGATGATCTCATTCATCGCAGAAAAGATTTTGATGTCAAGCAAATCTTCAATCACCTCACGTCGATTCGATGACGTAAGTTGCATAAAAGGAACAAAAGTACTACTACCCAAAATTACAATCTGAGTAAAAGACTTGTAATTCATTTTCAAAACATTTTGTTCCAACCACTTTTGTTGATCAACGGCAGAAGCATCTTGATCTTTTAATTCACCATCTTTCCAAATTTCAAATTTATTTGGTTTGATACCACGAACAACTTTCCACTGTACACCATTGAGATTGAAATCGACTTCAACCAAACAATCTTTTTCGTTTATAGAATTGACAAGTTGTGGTTTATTAATTTTACGAAATGGTTTACCAAACAAAGCAAAGGTCAGAGCATCCAAAAAGGTAGATTTTCCCGCTCCATTTGTGCCGACAATAAGAGTTGTGGTATTTTTATCTAAATCAATAGTTGTTGAATGATTTCCAGTCGAAAGAAAATTCTTGAACTTAATTTTTTGAAAGTGTATCATTATCTTGACGAGGGGGAATTACAATGTCATTGGGTGTGATAATTGAGTAACTACAATTATGCATATCACAAACTTTTACTATTACATCATCATCAACATGAACCACGTTTATATCCGATTCTTTATGAGAATTTTCTTCTTCTAAAAGAAGAGCAAATCGAGTTGCATCATCTTCTTCTTTGAAGAGATAAATTACCGTATTTCCTCTTTTGTCAACAACGGAATAAGCACCTTCGTTTTGTTTTCCTTCTACTGTGATGATGAACATGTCTTTAAATCATTTCGCAGGCCTCTTTGTAAGTGAGATCCATAATTTTTTGAACAACTGACTTGTCCATTTGAAATTCAGATTCCCCAATGTATCTATTCAAAATAGACAGAGTATCTTCAGATTCATTGGCTTCAAAATCTTTATCATTGTACCATGTTTCTGAAGTGTTATCATAACTCTCAACAACTTTTAAATCACTTACTCCACTTTCATAAAGTTTGTCAATAAATTTTTCAAACTTTTTAGAATCTGTTTTTTTGCGTACAATAACTTTTACAATTTTATTTTTATAATTAGACGATTTCAATAATTGATGATCACTATCTTCATAGTAAATATTATAAAACATCCTATATGGATTATTAATAGGAATATGCTTTAGAGTTTTGGTATCAAATATGTGAAATCCTCTATCATCTCTATCATCATACTTCACATCATTCCAATAAATTTCATATGGGTTACCAAGGTAAAAAATATTATCCTGAGAACTTCTATGATGATAATGCCCAGAAAAAACTTTATCAAATTTTGAGAACATAGATTTGCAATATCCATGTTCCATTACAGTAAATCGGTTAATAGAGAATCCTTGAAGTTCAAGGTGTCCCATAGCAATAGAAGATTTTGATCGATCAATATTGGACTTAGTTGTCATATAATTGTCACTATTAATCCAAGGGATCATAGCAATACTAGTGTCATCAAATTCAAATTCCTTGTATTCAGACACTGCGTGAACGTTCTTATATTCTTTCAAAAGAAGTTCAATTGCATTTACTTTGTTGGTGTTTTTATAATAAGCAGTATGATTACCAACAATAGTGTAAACATTCACACCCATTTTTTCCAGTCGATCATAGTAATTTTTCTTTGCCCAATCCAAGGCAGAGAAATTGATGCCAGTTCTATTATCAAAAGTATCACCCATATCAACAACTGTTGTGATACCTTCTTTTTCTAATGTAGGAAAGAAAACTTTATTATAAAACTCCAAAAAATAATCATGAAATAATTTGGAGTTTTTACGGCACCCAAAATGTTGATCTGTAATAATGGCTATCTTCAAGACTAAGACCTCGATCTGGTATAAACGGCATCCTTGATCGAATTATACTCAGCTCTCATGGAACTGTCAATCTCTCCATCATCAGAAAAGACTTCGGAGAAAGAACTTCTTTCAATAATTTTATTTTTAATTTCAAGTTGTTTCTTCTCTTTCTGAATACGTCTCAGAAATGCATAGTGGATAATCTGAGTAAAGTAAGCGAAAGGATTAGAAGATTTTTCTGGATTAAAATTATGGACATATTGAATACAATTTTCAATTCCATCTCCTACCATGTCATCTTTAAACATGTAGTTAACAAAATTTGGTTTATAAGATAGATGTGTTGCAATCTTATAAAAACATTCGCCAATATATCTTGGGATACGTGGTCTTGGTTCTCCAGCTTCCTTAGCGGCATCACAGAGTTTTTTGTACTCGACGATAGCATCAAGAAACTCTTTGTTATTAACGTAATGTTCTGATCTTGCTCTTCTTCTCATTTTAATAAAAGTTTCTTTTATGTATCAATAGACCTATTATAACACCTACTAAAAGTGTTGACAAGAACATCAAACATAAGTAGAATATCTTTGCTAAGGATGAAAGGATCAATATAGCTATTATTCAGAAGCTGATGCTTTGTTGTAAATATTTTCTAATGTTTTTCTAGCTTGATCTACGGAACTTATATATCCCATCTTTGAATCTAATTTCAAATTACCTTTACCATCTCCTCCACCGATAGTATTCATTACGGAATATTCTTCATATGCTTGAATCATGTCTATATTTTCTGATTCAGATACTAATAATATTTCATCCATATTGACAATGAACATATCATCATGAGATGTTTTCAACCATGGTTCTACTTTATATCCAAGAGTATTGCCATTTCTCATTTTAATTTCTTCAATCTCTATTGGATTAAAAAGAATTAAATAAATTCCACTATTTTCTTCTGTAGCAGAAACTCTTGAAAATATCTCTTCACCTGTTTTAAGTTTTACTGTTGCATAGAAGTCGTCGTGTATCATGATCGTAAATTAATAGTGAGTATTTCGTAGTTAAAATTCTCCTCATTGTATGTTTTGATCCTTTCGATAAAATGATTTAACGTATAATTTTTTCTGGACTTGTAATTGCAGTCATCAGCAATATCATACAAAACTGCTTTAGTTTTGTTTTTACCTTTTCTTAGAACTCGTCCAATTGATTGAAGATTACGAATTCTAGATTTACTTGGAGAAGCAAAAACTACATTATGAAGATTTTTAATATTGATACCAGTAGAGAATGTTCCATATGATGCAACAATAATAGCATCACTTTCTCTTTCTGTAATGGACCTTACATTCTCTCTTTCTTCAGCACCAACACCGCCATGAATGAAAAATGTTTTTCTGTCATTCACCTTACGATTATTTATCATGTTAAAAATTATCTCTCCATGACTTTCAACACGACTGTATAAAACTAGAGTATTTCCTTTCAAATCAAGTGATAAGTTAGTTATAAAGTTATTACGTTGTTCATGTCCAATAAGATATTGAATTTCATCTTCATAAGTTTCAAATCTTTGTGAATTATGTTTGAGAACAAGACATTGAATATCGAGTTGAGAAAGATGTCCTTGTCTCATTAACTCATCTGTTCTTGTGACTTTATATGATGGACCAAACAATCCCTCTAAGACCCATTTATGGGTCTGTGTGCCGTCTAATGTTCCAGTAAATCCAAAACGGTACTTTGCATGGTGAAGTTTAGTCATGATCGATATTAGAGACTTGCTCTTGAATAAATGAGCTTCGTCTCCAATCACTACATTAAATTTTTCAAAATATTTTCTATCTAATTTATATACTGACTGCCATGTAGTAATAGTTACTACTTTGTCTGTTTCTAATTCTTTTCCACCATAAATTTTGTGGCAATAAGTATCACTGTCCCATCCATAGTCAGCAAAGTCCTTATGCATTTGTTCCACAAGAGATGTTGTAGGAACAACAATTAAAATATTTTGTTTCTTTGCTACATAATATCTCACCAAAGAATAAATCATCATAGATTTACCAGATGCAGTTGGTGATATCAGAAGTCTTCTATTGCACTTCAGAGCGTCATGAACACCCTCTATTTGATAGTCTCTAGGTTCATACCTAGAAATTGATCTCATATAGTCTCTAACTCCTTCTTTGGAAACCATTTGATTTTCTTCAAATGGCAAACCATAATACTTATTATCTTCAAATGAATAACTGTAATTATAATTCTTACAAAAACCTATAACTTTATCTAAAAGACCGGCGTATATTGTTCCTTTATTTACATCATATAATCGAATAAATCCATCCCAATGTTTGTTGCGATATTGGGGCATAAATTTTTTGTTTGGTATTTCAAAAGAGAAGTGATCTCTTAGTTCGTACTTAATGTGAGGTTCACAATCAACCTTAAGAAATACTTCGTTTGACTTTTGTATTACTAAATCCGACATACTACAGGTATTCACCTGTAGTATTTATTTACGAATATCCAGATACAAATTTGGACCATTCAATTGCATTTTTAATTTGATAAGTTCTATTTGATATTTGTTTAAGAATGCTTTCCAAATAACTCATGATTGTTTCGTAGTAATCAATTTTGAGATTTATTTGTTGAAGTCTCTCATCAGCATCAAGATACTTTTGCATAGTATCTTTATCTCTAATTTTTTTGGGAAATGGATTTTCTATGTATACATCAGGATCTGCTTTCCCAGAGTAATATTCATACCTTTCATGTCTAATATTTTTTCTCTGTTGTTCTGCTCTCTTTCTTAAGAGATATAGATTGTTAAAAATATCATGATATTTTGCATGAAGACTTGGGATGTTTAAAGATTCTGTATGTAAATTATCTGGATCAATTTTTGAATCTTTTTCCCACATCTCCTGAATTTTTTCAAGATCAAATGTCATAAAGGATTGCCATTAATATCAATAATATTATACATGGTATATTTAAATCTTACAGTAGCACTCATATAATTATAATCTGATTCTGTCGCATCAAAGTTAAGAGTTGACAATGAATAAGGCCATAAATCAGTAAACTTGATTTGAAAATTATTTGTATTATTACTTGTTAAAACAATTAGTGAACCATCAGAAACTAGATGTCTTTCTAAATCACGAACTCTATCTGGATTTTTATTCGTTTCACTAATTTGCCAATTGTATATTTCAGATAGACTTTCTGGATACGAAATACCTCTCATCCAACGTTGTAACTCTCTATAGTTTTCTAGATTTTCATCAACCATGAACTGGAAGGTGAAATCTTCAAACTCCATTTTATCACCAGGAATAGGAATATCCCTTAAATAATTTGATTGAACAGAAACACCAACATCAATAGAAGGGATATTAGCCTGATTACTGAAATATACAGACTTTGGCGCTTTATCGATAGTTAATTTAAATCCAATTGGACTTAGATAATTTCTATTGGATATTTCACTGCAAAGTGCCATGGGTTCTCCTATAAAAAAAGAGGGTTATACCCTCTTTGTATATTTATTCTTTTTTTGTATTATTAACCAATTGGGTTATTTACGGGAATCATCATTCCACCACCCATATTGTCGTCATCATCAACATCTCCATCGGTCAACAGGGCGGCAAAAATAAACCCTCCTATCATGGAAGCTGCTATG